GGTGTGAGCGGCATCCAGAACACACTGACGTCCGGTTTCAGTAACATGCAGACTGCGCTGTGCGGCGGATTTGCGAATGTAAACGCGGCGATCAGCAACGGTTTTGCGCAGGCGGAGATCGGGGAAAATGCCCGGCAGATGGCCAACATGCAGCAAATGTTCGGACTGAGCAATCAACTGAGCCAGTGCTGCTGCGACAACCGGCTGGCGACCTGCCAGACGCAGAACATTGTGCAGAACGAAGGCGCAGCGACGCGGCTGGCGATCCAGCAGCAGACGCAGGCGATCCTGGACAAAATGTGCCAGGACGATATCAACCGGAAGGATGAGAAGATCCTTGAACTGCAGAACAGCCTGAACATGGCGAACCTCGCGGCGAGCCAGACACAGCAGACCGCGACGATCCTGGCCGCGCTGACGACAACGACGCCGGCAGTGGCATAAGGAGGGCTGGACAATGTACGATGGCATTTGCGAAGCGATCCACAGGGAACTGGACCGGCTGGACGAAAAATATTCCAAAGGGAACGTGCAGATGAACAACCAGGACCTGGAAAACATCGACAAGATGGCGCACGCAATGAAAAGCATTGCTGCCTATGAAGCAATGAACGGCGCCAGCGAATACGACGGCGGATCTTATGCCCGCGGCCGCAGCCGGACGACCGGCCGGTACATGAGCAGGGACGGCGGCAGTTATGGTTATGACCCTTATCACGGATATCCTGAGATGATGGACCGCAGATAAAAAGATGGTGCAGAAATGCACCATCTTTCTTTGCGGTATCTGACGCCCGTTTGACGCCCGTTTTTACATTTTTTAAGCGTTTTTATGGGTTTTATGACACTTTTTTACCAGTAAAATTAGGCAAAGAAAAATCCCTGAACGCTTTGATATCAAAGGGTTCAGGGATCGTATGCCCGGCAGGATTCGAACCTGTGACCTTCAGAGTCGGAGGCTGATAAATAAACACCTTAGTATGCAGGTATTATATGGCATTGCGGCTTTTGCGAGCAGTCTGCTGACGCCCGTTTGACGCCCGCTGAGGATTGTTAAAGGCGTTTATGCTTTTTACTGCGGACTGAATACGCAGATCTGTAATGTGATCATAAATGCGGAGGATCATCTTTTCATCAGCGTGACCCATCCAACGGATGGCCAGTTTCATATCGACGCCGGCGTCGCGCAGCATGACACAAAAACTGTGACGAAGATCATGCGGGCGGACGGTCCATTGTTTCCAGTCCATGAAGCGGAGGGCATCCGCTTCATTTTTCTTTCCTTTTGCGAGCAACTGCTGGATCTGATCATACCGGCGCGGATCGCGGTCACGGTAGGATTTATCAAGGAAGTACCAGCGCTTTTGTGTGCAGTTATTCAGCATCAATTCAATGGAGTTCTTCCAGTCGTTCCAGGCATTGCGAAATTCCGTTTCGCTGCAGGCTTTCCCTTTTTTGTTTGGCAGGATATAACCGGACAGATCTTTGACATATGGATCCAGCTTATTAAAGATCGGGATCTGACGGGTGCCGGCGTCAGTTTTCGGATCGACAAAAGAAGGCTGGTTATTTTCAAAGCGGACGGACTGGTTAACACAGATCTGCTTATTCTTCACATCAGCACCAGTGAAAGCGAGCATTTCCCCGCGACGAAGGCCGGCATACAGCATCAGCATGGCGCCGGCCTGCATGCGGTGGGGAAAGGTTTCGATGATTTTCCGCTCCCATGGTTCAATGGCGCGATGTGTGCCGGCAGTGCCTTTGTGCGGTTGAGCATCTTCCTTGTCAACAGGATTGGACCGGCAGTATCCGTTTTCGATCCCTGATGCGAAAAGGGCGCGATACAGCATCCGGGCGCGGTGAATGGTGGACGCAGAATAACCGATATAATGCGACCATACCTTTTTGATATCCAGGGGCAGGACGGCATTCATGTATTTATCCCCACAGACAGAGGTAAGCGCTTCAATCTGTTTGGCGTAATCGTTATAGCATTTATCCGATACGGCAGCCTTAGCAACAGGCAACCATTGTTCAGCGTAATCGGCCACAGTGATGTTCCGGATCTGGTCAATACCATGCTCACACTGATATTTATATTCATCCCGCAGGCGCTTTGCTTCATCAGGGTTATCAGCATAAAAATACCGGCCATGATATTTAGCCTGATAGCGGCCATCAGCGCGGGGAGGTTTGGTTTTAGGCATTATTCAGAATCTCCTTATAAATCAGAAAAGGAAAGAAACTATTTTTCGTATACGCCGCTTTCATTCAGAAGGTCATAAATATCCTGAAAAAGATAAGTCTGATCCGTACCTTCGCAACGTGAAAAGTAAGGGCAGCCATCGCACATATCAATGCAGCGGCAGCGAGTAACGGCGTCATAAATCTTCTGAGTACGTTCGGCGGGAAAACCAATGTCAAGCATAACTTCATAAAGATCAGAGAGAATGACGTCAAGATCTTGGCCGGTGCACTGGTTCCATAACGGGCAGCCAGCGCCGCAATTATTATTATTAAAAGGATCGCCAAGATTAATACAGTGTTTCAGCGCTTCAAGGGCTTTTTCTTTCGTGGAATACATAAAATCACTCCTTATTCTCCACAGTAACCAACAGGGCGGCCGGCGACGACAACGGAGGAATAGTTTTTCCATCCGCCATAAATGTCCTTTTCATCCAGGGAACGGATCTCAACGTCTGAGGGATGAAACAAGGCATCCGCTTTTCCGATAAACCTTTGCAGTTTGGTGTGGGTTTCCGCGACAAACGCTTTCAAAGCGTCCATGCTATCAAAAGTCTGAGTGTCTTTGAAAGAGGACGATAAAGTGCTGCGGATCGGACGGAAATTGACAACGATCCGGACCGGTGGCCGATAGCAGAGGAAATGATAAGCGAAACAGTTTGCTTCTTCTGTCCAAACAGATTCCGGGACGGTGCCGTCGTGCTGCAGGATCACATGGGCCAACTGATGAGCCAGGGCGGAACGCAGGGCGTAATGCGGCAGATCAGGGTTATAATAAATGATATAGCACAAATGCCCATTGCGGCGCTGGACGCAGGTGAAAGCATCCTGATCAACAGGCGCGTCACAGGATATGAGCAGCACGCGGGGCAGCCGGCGGAGGATCCGCAGCGGATCGGCCGGAAAAGAACCGACGGAATAACGGGCATAGGTTTCCTCAGCTTTCCGGGCGGCGGCATTATAATCAGGGATGATCATCCGGATCCGGTTCCTCCTTGTCAAAATATTCAGCGTACCGATTGAACATGGCGCGGACAACAGCCAGCGCCTGCTCGCGTTCCGCCTGCGGCAGCCGGTCAATACCTTTGGCCAGGATGCGCGCTTCAGACGTAACGGGCTGATCATTAACAGGATCATCCGGCGGAAGATCATCGTAACCATAAAAATACGATGGGACTGTATTAAGAGCTTTTGCTAATGCAGCCAAAACATCAGGTTTATATGACTGGATATAGTTGCTTTCATAACGATAAACAGTAGCGCGGTTTTTGTTAAGCAATTTGGCAAGGTCGTCAACAGACAAACCGAGCTCAAGACGACGGTTCCGAATACGGTCGGCGATCGTCATACGCATCACCTCCACGACCATTATACATAATTTCGCACAAAATGCAAATTTACTATTGACAAATGCGACAACAAAAATTATTATGATGGTGTCGCAGAACATGCAACAAGAAAGGAGCAGAAAAATGATAAATAAGAAAGAATTACGAAAGTCACTTATTATTCATGATATAAGTGTGCCTATGCTTGCAGAAGCAGCAGGAGTAACAGAATCAACAGTATATAGATGGCTGGCGAACCCTGAGAAAATGAACGTAGGGACGATTGAGATAATCAAAAACCTTACGCAAATGAACAAGCAGGAGTTCACCAGTATTTTTTATCCCGAAACAGTCGCATAAAATGCGAATAAATGGAGGGAAAGAAATATGACGCAGCAGGAAGCGATCGAAGAACAGCAGCGGCTGGAACTGATCTACGGGAAAGAAAAATTAGGCTGGTGGTTCGGGACGCGGTGTGAAAAATGCTGCGGTGTTTATCCGAGGTTTCAGACGAGAAACACGAACGATAAATATCACGATGCCTATTACAAATGCGATGTTTGCGGAAAGCAGACAGACTATTACGGCATGCCGAGCCAGGCGGAAGAAGCATGGAACGGACACAAGTATTTGGGTGAAGGCGTTCAGATAAGTTTTCTGTGAGGAGGGAGCAGCAGCATGAAGGAAAATGTGCTGCAGCGACACGAGCGGCTGCAAACGGATAAAAAGATCGCGGACTTCATGGTGAAGCAGAAACAAGGATATGAATTTAAGAAAGCATACGCCAGGATCCGGGCGGAGGAGTTTATCCGAGAATGTGACAAGCGGGAATTAAACACACATGTGAGCGTAGGAGGTCTGGACAGCATAACGCTGCTTTGTTTCCTCAGATCTATCCATATTGATGTACCAGCGATTTCGGTGTCTTCACTGGAAGACAAAAGTATTCAAAAAGTTCATAAGCAGCTGGGTGTGGAGATTGTTCATCCGATTAAGCCAAAGGTAAAAGTGATCAAAGAGTTCGGTTATCCAGTGCTGAGCAAGGAAATCGCGGGGAAGATCGCGCTGCTGCAGAAGCAGACACCAGAAAGCGCAACAGTGAGACATGCAATCATAACCGGGGAAACAGGAGAGTATGGCGGAAACAGAACCGGGACGAGGATGCAACTGAGCAAAAGATGGCTGGAGAAATTCGGAGGGGCTGATCCGGAGGGCGCGGCAAAAGGATATGCAAAAGCGCCTTTCCTGGTGAGTGACAGATGCTGTTATTACCTGAAGGAAAAACCGTGCGACGACTGGGCGAAAGCACACAACAGCGTGCCATTTCTGGGACTGATGGCAAGCGAGGGCGGACGAAGAAGTAAAAGCCTGATGATGAACGGATGTAACTATTTCGGGGAGAGCACGATCAGGAGCGCACCGTTTGCGATATTCATGCGGCAGGACTTGCTGCAGCTGGCAATCGACATAAAGGCACCGATTCCGGAAATATACGGAGAGATAGTGAGGGACATGGACGGAACGCTGCGGACGACAGGAGCGCAGAGAACCGGATGCAGTATGTGCGGTTTCGGGATCCAGCTAGAAAAGAGACCTCACAGATTCGACAAGCTATATAAACAAAACCCGAAAGAGTGGCATTTCTGGATGATCGACATGGGATGGGGAGAGGTGCTGGACTATATCGGCGTCGAGTGGAGACCTGAAACACTAACGGAACAGATTGAATTTGATTTTTCCACAAAGGAGGCATGAGCATAAAGATGCTGAGCAGGACAACGAAATGCCGCGGATGCGGGAAAGAGATCTGCTTCATCAAGACGGTGAAGGGGAAAAGCATACCGGTGGATCCGGAAAGCATGTACTTCATCCCGGTGGGCGGACCGAACACCTATGTGATGCCGGACGGGGAGCTCAAGCGCGGGCGGGAGCCGGGGATCGGGGACGGACAGGCGGCGATCGGGTACAGGTCGCATTTCGTGACCTGCCCGGCGGCGGACGAGTTCAGGAAGAAAAACAAAAGCGAAAGGACGAGGGACAGATGAAACCGCAGGAACTGAATATTGAAAGCGAGATCTTTGACGATCTGCGGGAAAAGTTTGACATGACGATCAACGCGATGATGCGGAACCTGATCGCAAAGAACATGCGGGAAGGGACGCTGACGGTGAAGATCAAGATCCGGATGGACGAACACGTGAACCAGGACGGGGAGATCCTGTACATGCCGGCGTTTGAACCGAAGATCAATATGAAGATCGGCGCGAAGGGCGACATTGAACTGGACAAGGTGGAAGGACTGCTGCTGAAGGAAAGCGGCGGAGGACGTCATGTGATCGGCACAAGCCAGGTGAGCATGGACGAACTGATCCAGGAACTGAAAGGGGCTTAAGGATGTACTGCTTCATTGTAGGCTGCGAACCCGGGAATCCTGAAGCACAGCAGCAGTTTCTGAGGATGCTGGAAGATGCGAGCGAATACGACGGGATCGAAGAGATCCTGGTGAACGGAAAACAACCGTGGAAAGCACTGCTGTGTTTCAGGGACAAGGAAACGGCGACAACGGCGCAGTGGATGCTGGACATGAACGGAGCGGAAAGGAGGGAAGGACGTGGAGAAGATGCTGAGTCCGACGGCGATATCGAAACTGATGGATATCAGTATCCAGGCAGCGCGGGAACGGATGGCGGAGATGCCGGGCTGCGTGGATATCGGCAGCGGGAAGAACAGGATGCTGCGGGTGCCGGAAAGCGGAGTGGAAGCCTGGCTGAGCAACAAGATCGTGATGATCACCAGGACAAAGGGAAAGATGGCCCGCAGACGCGGCGGGAAACTACAGGCAGTGTAAAGGACGCTGAGAATGGAGACAGAGGATGAGCAGGAAAGAATGCGGGAACACGGAAGGCGAAGCGATCCTTTGCCCACTGTTCAAGGCATTCACTGCCAGCACGATCCGCTGCGAAAGTCATGTGCCGGACAGTGAAACGGTGGAGATACGGTACAGCAACACAAAACGGTGCGAAACGCAGCGGAAACTGTTCTGCGAACAGGAATGGAAACGGTGCGAACACTACCAAAGTTGGCTGCACATGAGATGGGAGGATGAAGCATGACGACGACAAAAATTGCGCTGATCGTTTTCGGGTTTATGGCGCTGGGGTTCATCATCGGCGTGCTGGTGGGCGCGATCATCAGCGGCGGACTGGACGAAACGATCGAACGGCGGAAGAACAAAAAGAATCGCTGATGTTGCAGCATCAGCGATCCATGTCAACAAAAACGACCAGTTAGGAGGTTTTCATCAAATGAAGTATACCACAAAGCACGAAGAAAAGAGAAGGTACATTTTAGCGATCGTGGTGATCGCGCTGATCTTCCTGGCAGGGATGATCTCGCAGGCATGCGAAGCGGAGAAACCGCAGTGGGATGTTTGCTATCCGATGGCAAACCAGCATATCGAATGGACGTATGCGGGAGGGTCAAAATGAGTGCAAAAGACAATCTGAAGCAACACCTTGAACTGATCCTGCAGTCAATGGAGGACAGGGGATTCCAAACATATATGGTCAGCATGAGCATATGGGAGATTAAATTTTTGCTGGAAATATTGGAAGAAGAAAAAACACCGGAATATGAAAAGGGATACGAATACGGATACAAAAAGGCCGTAATGGACATGGCCAAAAAGATAAAGGAGTTGGGACGGCATGGCGGAGGTTTCAAGGAAAAGCGTGCTGATGGAATGCCTGGAGTATGAGCGGGACCTGTGGAAACTGACCAGCGAAGGGTATGACATGCGGGTGCCGATGCAGGGCATGGAAGATCTGTTTGCGGAGCAGCGGAAAAAGTGCGAGATCCTGCAGGAAATGATCCATGCGCTGGACAGTGAACCGGTGCGGCACGTGCTGGCGAACTGGCAGCAGGAAGTGATGAAGAACGGACCGACGATGCTGAAGTTGGACGGGCCGGAAGAGGACGCGAAAATGACGGGAGGAAATGAGAATGGAAACGAAAGTGCGGCCGAACATTGACCAGGCGCTTTGCAACCATGCGCGGATCCTGATGGCCGGCGGAGCGACGACCGGGATGGCAGCGGAACTGCTGGGGATCGGCAAAAGTACGGTGCAGAAGATCAGGCAGGCCGGATTTGACGCGGAGAAATACCAGCAGATGAAGCAGGCAGAAAAGGAAAAGACGGAGCAGAAGAAGGAACTGATCGCAGAAATAAAGGATCCGAAAGAATGGAAGCGCTGGCCGAAACCGGCGGAACAGCCGGCGGAGGAACAGGTGCCGGGACAGATCTGCATGGACCTGAAGCAGAAGGAACCGGAGGAACAGGGGAAAGCGTACCGGTTCCAGGCGGCAATGGTTGACCGGATCGTGATGGAAATGGACAAGATCAACGACACACTGAGCATGCTGCTGCGGGCGATGCGGAAAGAGTGACAAATGACGCTATAGATAAGAGTGATCACCATGAAAGACAAACAATTATCTATTCTTGACTTTGGTCTTTGCGACACTTTTGATTGTTCAAAGTGTGCATGGGTAAAAGTACATGGGTTCTGCTATCCCAAAGAGAAAATAGGACGGCAACACTTTTATGAAAGCAAAGGCAAAAGATGCTGTAGCGATTATTGTACAGAATTTGCATCAGTACGAAAAAGCAATTAGTTAAAGGCGACAATACACATGAGTGATATTAGAAAACAGACATGCCTGATCATCCGTAAGAACAGCGAGTTCCTGGTGGGCAGGATCATGTACAGCCGGGACCTGCGGTGGAGCAATTCACCATACGACGCATGGCGGACGCGGGACAGGGAAAAGGCGGAGGATTATGCGCGGAGGACCGGCGGGATCGTAATGCTGTGGAATCCGGTGGTGCGGCAGATGAAAGTGCTGTGAAAGGAGGAACGGATGGCAGGGAGCAGGCGAAAGAACGAACTGATGAGCGATTTCTGGTGCATAAACTGCGGCCGGAAGGGGATCCCGGTATTGAGAAACCGCGGACGGGTTCGTGAGCAGGGACATAGAAAGGCACTGTACTGCGTGACCTGCAAAACGATCATCAACCACATTGAAACCAGGAACAAGGATGAAGCGGAACAATTCAGACGGGATTTTGAAAGCGGCCGCTTCAAAGAGGAAGCGGAAAGATCCATTGCATACGCGAAGGAGCATGAGCATGGACAACACTAAACACAGTTTGTGCTGGGACTGCAGCAAGGCGATCCGGAACGGGTGCAGCTGGGCGAAGGACTTTATCCCGGTGAAGGGCTGGACTGCAGAACCGACAAGGAAAAAGACCTTTGACAGTTTCCGGGTGATCGACTGCCCGGAGTTTGACCGGGACGCAAAAAACTTTGGACTGAAAAGAATGGAGGAAAACGGAAATGCTGAGTTACGGGGATGAACCGAAAAGGGAACAGGTGATGGAAGGAAAGGAAATCACACTGAAAGAGATCCTTGAAGTGACGGACAAAATGCTGTGGGACGCGGACGCGATCCTGACGACGATCATCGGCGGCATCCTGGGCGGGAACGATCCTGACAAGACGACGAATGACCCGGTATGCATGAAGGACCAGGTGCAACTGCTGCAGATTGCAGCGGAGAAGATCCTGAAGAAAGCGCAGATTATCAAAGTAAACATGTTCTGATTGTTTCCTATTATATCCGGATTAACGGCGGACAGGGATCCGCGATCCGGGTTTCATGCCGGTGTAGCACAACGGAAGTGCAGCTGATTTGTAACCAGCAGGCTGAAGGTTCGAATCCTTTCACTGGCTCAGCGCATGATGCGCTTCATTGTCAGTTCCTCCTGACAAGATTGGTTCCCGGCAGCGGCCAGCGCTGCGAACGGCGGGACGGGATCCGCAAACAAAGGCTTGTAATGAGTATTAAAAGTTCGCACATGGAGAAGAAAATGAACACAGACGAAAAGATCCGGTATTGGATAAAGAAGTCGGAAAGGATTTACTGGTCGGTGACTATATCGGAAAGATGCAAACTGAAGATACAACCGGCAAGATTGAATCCTGAAATCAGGAAAGCGATATTCAGGTATCTTCAAAAGAAATGACGATGGCAGCCGGAGGGGTCCGGGGAGGGTGCGCAGCACTCTCCCCGCGTTCACCGGAGAAAGGGGGAAACGGAATGGCATGGGAATTTGAAGGGCTGTTTGACGTGATCCCTTCAACGGGGGAGGACCTGCTGGCGGATTACTGGAAAACCGAAGCGACGGCGATGCGGATCGGAACGATGGGATACCGGACGCGGACGATCAAGGCGGGAACCAGACTGGAAGCGGAAGTGTATCCGATCTACGGCCGCAGCATGGAGAAAACGGCGCAGAAGAAAAAACTGAACCTGACGAAAGAACGGCAGGCGCAGCTGAACACGAAGCGGGCGAAAAGAAGATTGGTATTGCTGATGGAAAATAATTTCAGTTATGACAGGGATATTCATGTGACATTGACATACGCCGGCAGCGAACCGACGATTGAGCGCTGCAGGAAGGACATCCGCAACTTCCTGAACCGGGTGAAGCGGCAAAGAGAAAAGCGCGGGCTGGCGAAACTGAAATACATTTATGCGGTGGGGCATGACGCGGGGCAGCGGATCCATGTCCACTGCGTGATGAACGGCGGGATCGGCCGGGACGAACTGGAAAAAATGTGGGGAAAAGGATACGCAAACACGATCCGCCTGCAGAAGCAGGGCGGCGGGCTGCAGGGCATGGCAAATTACCTTTACCGGCAGAACGAAAAAGCGCGGGACAACGGCGAGCGGCAGGGATACCATATGTGGAGCGGCAGCAGGAACCTGAAGGAACCGAAGGAACATGCGAGCGATTGCAAACTTTCGAACCGGAAGGTGAAGCGGGCGGCGCTCTGTTTCGGCGTGGAAGGAAAAGAGATCATGGAACGGACATACCCGGGCTATACGCTTGAAAGCTGGCAAGTGCTGTTCAGTGATGTGGTCGACGGTGTGTATATACGGGCAGTGATGCGGAAGGAGGAACAACATGAACAAAAGGCAAAAGATCAAACAGGACCAGCGCGAACTGAAACGGTATGAGAAGCGGCTGCGGCAGCGGCGGCAGGAGATCGGCCGGCAGGCGGAAAGCTACTGCCGGACGGGGCGAAAGCAGCGGATCGCGGCGATCGGGGAAAGCGTGCTGAAACTGATGGACGACCTGCACAGGATCCAGGCGGAGCAGGAACAGAAGAAAAAACCGCTGGTGAACGGGACGCTGTTCTGGGGGATCAATGAAGAACGGGTGCAGGATACGGACGGGATCAAGGGCTTTCATTACCGGATCTTTTTCTGCGTGAAAAGCGAAGAAGATTATTACACCGAAGAAGAAATACGGAAGGAACTGCGGGAAACGTATGCGAAGATGAAAGCGGAAACAGAGGAAATGTACGGAGCGACCAGCGACGACGAATATCTGGAAGAATGACAACCAATGGGCGGCCAATGGGTAGGCATTGGGTTGCCATTGGGCAGGCATTGGGACCGGCAGGACGCCGGTCCTTTTGCTGTACCTGCAAAAAAAGCGCAAAGCATGGAACAATAAAAGCATGGGATCGCCCACCATTGACGGGCAGGGGGGAACAGAATATGAGCATACCGTGGACAAAGATCCGCGCGGAATGGTTGAAGGGCGGGATCACGCAGAAGGAACTGGCGGAAAAGTACGGCGTGAAACTGAAAACAATTCAAAACCGCGCATCTAATGAAGGGTGGAAAAAAGAGAAGGGAAAAATCAGGGAAGAAACAGAGGACAGACTGCGCGAGCGCGTCGTGCGTGCGCGCGTGAACCATCTTGAAAAACTGATCGAAGCGAACGAAATGCTGCTGGACGGGCTCGTTTCCATGGCGCAGAACATCCAGAAAAGGCCGACACACTGGTTGACAGACGTGCAGGGAACTATGCGAAACGCCGAAAGTTTTGCCAAAGCGCTGAAAACGGCGACGGAAACGCAGCGGGATTTGTACCGGATCCCGAACATGGACCAGAAGTTCGCGGCGAAGAAGTGGAAGGAGCAGCTGAAGCTGGAAAAGGAAAAGGCGAAGGGACCGGACGGGAATACCGGACCGCTGATGGTGGTGGTGCATGAACCGGCGGAGGAACCGGCGGAGGAAGAAGGTGCCGGCGATGAATGAACCGCGGGAACGGCATATCTATCCGAACCGGAAACAGTACCTTTTCATGCAAAGCACAACGCGGCATACCGCATACGGCGGCGCCCGGGGCGGCGGCAAAAGCTGGGTGATGCGGGAGCAGGCCGTGATGGATGCGATGCGGTACGGCCGGAAAGACGAATGGAGCAGCGGGATCCGGATCTGCTTTATCCGGCGGACGCTGAAGGACCTGATGCTGAACCATCTTGAACCGCTGAAGCTGATGACGAAAGGGTTTGCGACGTACAACGCGAATGAAAAATGCTTTTACTTCAAGAACGGCGCGACGATCCAGTTTGCATACTGCGATTGCGATAACGATGCTGACCATATGCAGGGAATTGAGTATCAGGAAATTTTTTTGGAGGAAGCAACACAACTAAAGGAGGAATGGATCAAAAAGATCGCGGCCAGCTGCCGCGGCGTGGACGATTTCCCGCACAGGGTTTTCTATTCCTGCAACCCGGGAGGGCCGGGGCATGCGTACATCAAGCGGCTGTTCGTGGACCGGCTGTTTACGGACGAAGAAAATCCGGAGGATTACAGTTTTGTGCAGGCGCGGGTGACGGACAACAAGGTGCTGCAGCAGTACAGCCCGGAGTACATCAGTTTTCTGAAGAACCTGCCGGTGACGATCCGGAAAGCCTGGCTGGACGGGGACTGGAACATATACCAGGGATCTTATTTTCCTGAGTTCGTGAATGCGCCGGACCACTATGAGGACGGACTGTGGACGCATGTGATCGACCCGATTGAGATCCGTCCGCACTGGAAGATTTTCCGCGGGCTGGACTGGGGTTTCTTCCGTCCGTTTTCGGTGGGCTGGTTCGCATTGAGTGACGAATACGACGGGATCCTGTATCACTTCAAGGAACTGTATGGCGTGCAGAAAAGCGGGAACGACAGCATGCCGGACGTGGGCGTGCAATGGCCGCCGGAACGGGTTTTCCAGACGATCCGCGAGATCGAGGAAACGGATCCGGTGCTGAAGGGGAAACAGATTATCGGGATTGCGGACCCGGCGATCTTCCAAAGCCAGACGGGGACCAGCATCGCGGATACAGGAATGGATTGCGGGGTGTACTTCCTGCCGGGGGACAATACGCGGCTGGCGGGCTGGATGCAGTGCAGGTACCGGTTACAGTTCAACGAATACGGACGGCCGCGGTTCCAGGTGTTCAATACCTGCAAAGAGTTTATCCGGACGATCCCGCTGCTGCAGCATGACGACCGGAACGTGGAGGATTGCAACAGCCAGGCGGAGGACCATATCGCGGACATGTGGCGCTATGTTTGCCAGGCGAATTTGGTGAAACCGTTTGTGCCGGAACCGGAATACAAACCGATGTACGGCAGCGATCCGCTGGATATGTTCGGGAGGGAAAGATGACGCAGATCGAATACGACGAGAAAGCATTTTACCTGAGAGCAAAAGGGCATGCGGGCGGAGGAACGGCAGGAAACGACATTATCTGCGCGGGGATCAGCGTACTGACGCAGGCGCTGCTGAACGTGCTGACGGACGAGGAAGAAGCGGGAAGGATCGAACTGGAATGGTACATGAAACCCGGGGAGATCCAGCTGCAGGCGATGCCGATGAGCGCGTATTACCGGAACACGAAGAATTACTTTCATATGGCCGTGACGGGCCTGAAGGACATGGCGGCACAATACCCAAAGAACATTGAGATCAGGGAGGTACAGAAGGATGGCAATACTTGACGGGATCCGGGAACGGATGCGGGGGCAGCGGCCGGTGGGCGCGGCGGAGGAAATGCAGCGGCAGGCGAAGCCGGTGCAGGGCGGAGGATACGACGGGCAGCATGGCCGGTATCCGCTGCAGAGAAACCAGCTGCAGGACGGCGACCTGGAACACATGCAGCAGGGGATGAGCGCGGAGGAACACGACGCTTTCCTGCTGGGGCAGAAAATGGGCGCGGAAAGCCTGCTGGAACTGAAGGGGCAGAGCGTTCCCGGGGAGAACGCCGGCGGCCGGATCATGACGAAAGAACGCCTGAACAGCGCGATGAATACGCTGCTGCGGTACAGGGCGGGAAAAGCCAGCGTGAACCGGCGGATCATCAACGCGCAGGAGTGGTGGAAACTGAACAACTGGCAGCAGATCAAACTGCAGTACGGCCATAAAAGCACAGACGCGAAACCGAAAAGCACCGGCTGGCTATGGAACGCGATCGTCGGCAAGCATGCGGATATGATGGACTCATATCCAGAACCGATCATTCTTCCGCGGGCGGAGGACGACAAGGCAGAAGCGAAAAAGTTGAGCAGCATTATCCCGGTGGTGCTGAAAATGAACGGGTTTGAGGAAACGTACAGCGACGCCCAATGGCAAAAACTGCAGGAAGGAACGGCGGGATACGGCGTTTTCTGGGATAACGGCAAGCTGAATGGGCTGGGCGACATCAATATCAAAAAGATCAACCTGCTGAATCTGTACTGGGAACCGGGCGTGAAGGACATAGAGGACAGCAGGAACGTTTTCTATGCGACGTATGAGGATATCGACGAACTGCAGGCGATGTATCCGCAGCTGGAAGGGCAGGCCGCGAACATGAAATTGTTCGTGGACAAATACAAGACGGACGACAGTATCGACATGCAGAATAAGGCCGTGGTCGTCGACTGGTATTACAAGAAATGGGTCAACGGAAAGACCATCCTGCATTACTGCAAGTTCGTCGGGGAGAACTGCCTGTACAGCAGCGAAGAAATGGCGCAGCAGGAAGATCCGCAGGCGGCAGACCTGGCGCTGGGCTATTATCATGACGGGGAATATCCGTTCGTGCTGGATCCGCTGTTCCCGGTGGAAGGATCGCCTGCGGGTTACGGATATATCGACATAGGCGTGGGCGAGCAGGTGGGTCTGGACCTGCTGGACGACGCGATGACCATCAACGCGCTGATGCATGCGATCCCGCGGTATTTTGAGCGGAAGGACGGCAGCATCAACGAGGATGAGTTTATCGACTGGCGGAAACCGATCGTGCATACGGGCGGGAACCTGGGAACGGACAGTTTGCGGCCGGTGGAAGTGCCGGAGATGGGCAACGCGGCGATGAACATGCTGCAGCACAAGATCGAAGCGATCAAGTTCATAACCGGAAACCAGGACATTAACAATGGCGGCGTTCCTTCCGGCGTGACGGCGGCCAGCGCGATCGCGGCGCTGAAGGAGGACAGCGGACGGAGCAGCAAGGACAGCAACCGGAGCAGTTACCGGGCATACGTGAAGATCGTGAACAAGGTGATCGAGCGGATCCGGCAGTTCTATCCGATCCCGCGGCAGTTCCGGATCGTCGGGAAGGAAAACATGCAGGAGGAGTTTATCCAGTACAACAACGCGGGGCTGCAGATGCAGCAGGTGGAGAACTTCAACGGACAGGAACCGGGCCTGCGGCTGCCGGTGTTCGACATTGACGTAAGGGCGCAGCGGGAAAGCCCGTATACACAGATGGCGATGAACGAACTGGGCGTGCAGTTCTGGGGAATGGGGCTGTTCAACCCGCAGATGACGGACCAGGCGCTGATCCTGCTGGATATGATGGAGTTCAAGGGGAAGGACGAACTGAAGCGGAAACTGATCGAGCAGGGAACGCTGCGGGATACGCTGATGAAGGTGGCACAGATCGCGATGGAGCTGGCGCAGCGGACGGATCCCGCGGTGGCGCAGCAGCTTGCGATGGTGCTGCAGGGCGTAAGCGCGGACGCGGGGCTGATGATCGGCGGCGGAGCGCCGGCGCAGGGGCGGATCGGCCAGGCGCCGGACGACGTGACGGCAGCGCCGCATGACGCAAGGGAAAACCAGATCGTGCGCAGGGCGGCGGAGCGCAGCGCGAACGCCAGCCGGCCGGATTAACGCAAGGGTTAAACGTGTACCTGCAAAAAATGAGCAGGACATGAAATAATAACCATAAGGGATCGTCCACCGTAAGGACAGAAGGGAGAAACCAGATGAATAAACACAGCATGCTATTGCAGCTTTTCGCTGAAGAAGGCGCCGGAGTTGCGGCACCAATGGGCGGAGGGGCAGAAGCAGGCACAGCAGCAGAAACAGGTGAACTGACCGGGGACGTCCGCGTAGGCGATACGCTGGGCGACGGGACACAGGTCACTGACGCGCGGGTCGCTGCAGCGCTGAACCGGCAGATGAACAGGCATCCGGAACTGCGGAAGGTGTATGGCCAACAGCGGACGCAGGCGCAGACGGCGCAGCCGGTGCCGCAGGGGAATGAACCCGCGGCGAGCCAGGAAAACCAGCCGGACGATCTGGAAGCAAGATGGGAAGCGGCAAAAAAGGGAGAGTTCAAGGAACTGTTCGGCCGCGACCAGCAAAAGGCCATCAGGGAAAGATTCAAGAACCAGGAGGACGCGACCGCAAAACTGACGGCGATGCAGCCGATGCTGGACGTGCTGATGAGAAAGACCGGCGCGGAAAGCCTTGAAGAACTGCAGACGATGATCGAGGACGAGGACCCAGACCTTGAAAACAAGGCGGAGGAACTGGGGATGCCCGTCGAAGCATACAAGCAGTTCAACAGGATGCAGGCGGAGCGGGACGCTGCGCAGGCACAGCTGCAGCGGCAGGAAGAAAGCGCGCAACTCCGGGCGCACATTGACGGCCTGATGCGCCAGGGCGAAGAACTGAAGAACTTGTTCCCCGATTTTGATTTTTTCAAAGAGATGGAGAACGAGCAGTTCCGCCAGATGACCAGCCCGCAGATGGGGATGACCGTGGAACAGGCGTATTACGCGATCCATGGACGCGACCTGATGCCGCAGATGATGAGTTACGGCATGCAAAGGGCGCAGACACAGATGGGCCAGACGCTGCAGGCGCAGCGGGCGCGGCCGGCGGAAGGCGCCATGAACGGACGGAACCAGGCGGCGGCAGAACCGGCGCTGAATCCCGCGGCATTACCGCGGGAGGAACGCAAAAAGATCATTGAATACGTGAAGAAACACGGACCAGTATCATTTGAAAGGAGAAACACGACATGAGAAAGCATGTGATGCTTCTGCAGTGGTTTGCGGAAGCCGGCACCGTTGTCAATGCGATGCCCTTTTATGTGAACGCCTATACGGGCGAAACCACACCATTTACTCCCGGCAGTACCGACCTGGGACCGCTGGATAAGACCTTTTACGAAACCGAAATGCTGGACAATACCCGCGACCAGATGATCTATGGCCAGCTGGGTATGAAGCAGACGCTGCCGGCGAACCATGGTACCAGCATTGAATGGACCCGGTGGCAGACCCTCGGACGGATCGGCAAGCTGAAGGAAGGCGTGATCCCGACCGGCAAGAAGATGGGTATTGTGGCCATCACCGTTTCCCTGGCGCAGTATGGCGATTACGTCACCATCAGCGACCTGAGCAAGAAGCATGGCGTCCATCCGATCGTGCTGGGCGCGGAGGAAGAACTGGCTGCCAGCTATGCGCTGACGCAGGAAGAACTGATCCGGAATACCCTGATCGGCTGCACCAATATCCTGTTCGCGGACGCCTATAACGGCACGACCTATGTCAGCACGCCGTCCAGCGAAGCGGCCCTGCAGACCGCGCTGGCCAGCTATACCTGCAACGTGACAAGCGACGTGCTGGCGAAGGCAAGCACGCAGCTGTACAAGACGGCGAAGGGCAAGAAATATCAGGGGCAGTACCTTGTAGCGGTTGTCCATCCTGATATTGCCTATGATATCCGGATGAAGGACCCGAACGGATGGATCGAAGCGCACAAGTATGCGGCGCCGGAAGAAATCTATACGGGCGAGATCGGCCGGATGCATGGGATCCGCTTCATCGAAAGCAACCTGGCGCCGGTGATCAAGAGCGAAGGACAGAGCTACGCGACCTTCAAGACGCTGGTATTCGCAAAGGACGCCTTTGCGATCGTCGATCCGGAAGGCGGCAACATGCAGATGATCATCAAGAATGAAGATGAGATCGGCGGACCGCTGAACCAGTTCGGCACCGTGGGCGTGAAGGGCGAGATGGCCTGCAAGATCCTGTATCAGGAGCGGATGCTAGCGATCTGGTCCGGTTCCAGCTTTTCTTCCACAGAGGAAGATAACCTGGGCCTTGACTTCTACGAAGCAGCCTGATGAATCAGAAGGAACCCGGGCGGCGCAGCGCTGCCCGGGTATCCCCGACAGAAAGGAGAAAGACCATGAAGCATGAAATGAACCTGCAGCTTTTCGCAGGCGGACACAGCGTAACGGTGATCGGTGACGCCGGCGTAAGTTCCGCGAGCGCCAGCAGCAGCAGCGACGTGCAGGCGAACGCGGAAGTGACCCTGACCGTGACGCTGGCCAGCGGGAAAGAGATCGACAAGTACGACGTGGTGAAGGGCGGCGTGACGGTGGATCCGTCGACGAAGAAGTTCGTGATGGGGACCGCGGACGTCGTGATCGTGATCAAGACGAAGGGAAACAACGTCTATAAGATCGTGGAGAACTGCGACGTATGGGTGAACGGCAGCAAGACGCACCTGCAGCGGAACCTGACGCTGGAAAAGGGACCGAATGGCGCCATCGTCGGCGTGACCGGTGACGGATCGGCCGTGACGCTGAACAGCGAGATCGTGGCTGAACTGGTGAAAGCCGGGACCCTGATCAAGATCTAAACCACAGACGGAATCGCCCGCCAATGGGCAGGAAGGAAACTGAATATGGCAACGAAAAAGAACGCCGAAACGAAAGCGCCGGAAGAACTGGAACTGGAACAGGCGGACATGAAAAGCGAAGCGCCGGCCGCGGACAAGGACGCGGAGATCGCAAAACTCAAAGCGCAGCTGGCTGCTTTACAGCAGCAGAACGAAGGATACCGGAAAGGCCGGGACGCGGACGTGGTGGCCAAAGCGAGCGCAGACGCGATCGCGGCGGGCGTGGATCCGTGGACGGTGAAGGTAAGCGTGCGGGTGCCGGAACGCAGGGATACGACGGAAAAGTCATACTGGCTTTGCGTGAACGGCCGCAGCGTCCAGCTGCCGGCGAACAACCAGTACCAGGAAATGAAACTGCCGTTTGCAGAAGCGCTGATGAACGCGCTGAAAGCGGACAGATTCGCGCAGCAGTTCGCGGATACGCAGATCCAGGTGTACGATCCGATCACGAATCCGCACAAGGAACAATGAGCAGGTGCAGGCGGGAAGGCGGGAAGGTGCTTTTCCCGCCTGCATTTTTTAAGAAAAGGAGAACAGCAAAATGACGATACAGCAAGCGATCGACATGGCCGATGTGATGAAACCGAACATGATGCCGGTGGCAACGAAGGTGCTTTTCCTGCAGGAGATCGACCAGCTTATTTATAAAGAGATTTTGCTGAAACATGTGCATACGCCGGAAGAAGAAGTGCTGCCGGTTTACGTGACGACCGCGGAGGAAGAAGCGGCGGACGCGGAGGAACAGGAAAGCGAAGAAGAAACGGAAGAAGAAAGCGACAGCGGCGACGACCGGGAACTGCTGGTTCCGGATCCGTACAGCATGCTGTATCTATATTGGCTGATGAGCAAGATCGACCTGCTGAACCAGGAGATCGACAAGTACAACAACGACCGGGCCTTATTCGAAAACGCCTATGACACCATGAGCGACTGGTGGACGCGGACGAGGATGCCGCTGCCGTCGCGTCCGTGGTTCCGGGTGTAAGGAGGACGGCAGGAATGAGAAAGCAGCCGCAACTGACGCCCGGGGCGAAAACAACGCTGATGACCAGCGCGTTCCGGGGATACAACCATAACGACATAATCGCGGACGGGGAAATGTTCGACATGACGAACCTTTCCGGCGACCGGTATCCGGTGCTGACCCTGCGGAAGAAACGCGGGATCAGCAGTTATGATGTTCAGGGGGAAATGCCTGTTCCGCTGACGGGGATCCATGGAAGGGATCAGCTGGTGTTCGTGCGGGGAACGAAAGTCTATTACGATTTTCTGGAAGTAACGGGCCTGACGTTAAGCGCGGATCCCGCGATGCAGCCGAAAAAGATCGTTTCGATGGGCGCGTATGTGTGCATCTGGCCGGACAAAGTTTTTTTCAATACGGCGAACATGGCCGAATACGGCAGCATGGAAAAAACGTTTACGGCGGACGGAACGGACGTGAACCTGATCATGTGCCGGGGAGACGGAACGAACTATGACATGAGCAGTATCGCAACGGGCGTCAATCCGCCGGCGGATCCGGAAAACGGGGATATGTGGCTGGACGAAAGCACAGAGAACGACGTGCTGCGGCAGTACAGCGCGGTGCTGGACGAATGGGTGGAAGTGGCGACGACGTTCGTGAAGATCGGCGCGACGGGGATCGGCAGCGGGCTGAAGGAATACGACGTGGTGGAAGTAAGCGGGCTGGCGGCGCCGGACGGGGCGACGGAACGGATCGCGGCGCAGGTGGAAGCGCTGAACGGCAGCAAAATTGTATATTTCGCTGGTGAAGATTATATCGTCGTCGCGGGGCTGATCAGCCAGGCGCAGGAAGCGCTGGCGGCCGGCGACGTGAAAGCGGACATGACGATCCCGGACCTTGATTTCGTGTGCGAGAGTAACAACCGGCTATGGGGATGCAAGTACGGGCTTGTAAACGGCGTGGTGATGAACGAGATCAAGGCCAGCAAGCTGGGGGATTTCCGGAACTGGAATTGTTATATGGGCCTTTCGACAGACAGCTATACGGCCAGCGTGGGAACGGACGGCGCGTTTACGGGCGTGATCACACAGCGCGGGTATCCGGTGTTCTTCAAAGAGAACTGCATACACAGGGTATCAGGTTATGCGCCGGAAAGTTTCACCATCCAGACGACGATGGCGCGGGGCGTGCAGCGCGGGTGCTGGCGAAGCCTGCAGGTGGTGGGCGAGAACATCTATTACAAGGCGCGGACGGGCGTGATGGTATACGACGGAAATATGCCGGTGCAGGTGAGCGACCAGCTGGGCGACGTGCTGTATGCGGACGCCCGGGCGGGCGTGCTGGGCGAGAAATATTACATCAGCATGATGGACAGATACGAATACTGGCACATGTTTGTCTATGACACAAAGTACGGGAACTGGTGGAAAGAGGACAACGTGATGGCGCTGGGGTTCGGCACCGTGGACGACGAACTGTTCTATATAGACGAACTGGACAATACGCTGGTTTCAGTATGCGGCAGCGTGGGAACGGAGGAAAGCGCGCTGGACTGGGTGGCGGAGTTCGGGCTGGTGGGCGTGAACTATCAGCAGAGCAGCGGATACGACGACCCGCGGAGGGTACGGAACGCGAAGTACCTTTCCATGTTCAAGATCCGCGGCCGGCTGGCGGAAAACGCCTGGGTGCGGCTATGGATCAAATATGACGACAACGACGCCTATGAGTTTATGGGCGAGCGGAGCGGGCAAAAACTGCGGACGTTTATCCTGCCGGTGGTACCGAAGCGCTGCGACCATATGCGGGTGAAACTGACCGGGCATGGGGATATGGAACTGTATGATTTGAGCCGCATTATGGAGGTGGGCGGCGATGGCATCTGAAGTGTTCTTTGACAATCCGCCGATCCTGCAGGGGCAGGAAAAGGACCAGCTGCGGCAGGTGTATCAATACCTGATGACCATGAGCGACAAACTGAACAACGCGCTGATGACCATATCGATAGACCAGATGACGCCGGCGACGCAGAAGGAGATACGCAAGGCGGAAACGGCACAGACGGAGCAGGCGGCCAGCCTGAAAAGCCTGATCGTCAAGACGGCGGAAGTCGTGCGGCATGAGATGGACGAGATCCGGGCACACCTGCAGGACGAATACGAAGCATTGAGCGACGAGTTCGGGGAATACGAAAGAAACCTGGAAAGCACCATCACGGCAACGGCGCAGGGCGTGCTGCAGGAATACCATTACGATGAGCGGATCCAGAGCGTGCAGGACGCGGCGGAAGGGTTCCAGCGCAGAATTGATCAATACATATTTTCCGGGCTGATCGACGAAGTGAACGGGAAATATGGCATAGCGATAGGCGAAAACGTAACGTCGTATGACATAGAAGGGAATCCGTATCTGAACAATGCCAGAAAAACCGCGACGTTCACGATGGACGAACTGGCGTTCTGGCAGGGCGAAACGAAACTGGCGTGGATCACGGACAACGTTTTTCATTTTGCACAGGGAGAAGTAACCAAATCAATGAAGATGGGGAACCATACCTGGACGATCCTTTCGGACGGCAGTATGGGCCTGATCAGCGGTTGAAGCGGAGGATAAGATGGCGACAGGGTATTTAGGCAGCAGCGGCGTAAGTACATATTTCAAAAACGGGCCTATCTCATTAGGCGTCACTATGCCTGCCAACACATACCCGAACGGGACGATCACGTTTGACGACGTTTCGCAAACGACCTGTTATTTCCATAACGGACATGTGGACGCACAGGTTCTTTCGCTTTACCTCTGCGACAGCGCGGGGAACAACGCGATAAAGATCTGCGACCTGACGATTCCGGGGAACAGCAACCTATGGACGCTGCCGACGATGAGCATCAGCGGCGCGACAGGGCTGGCAGGCAAGGCATTATATATCAAGGCGACCGGTACGGAACTGGCGATGAACCGGTGCTATTTCCGGAACCGGACGGCCATTACGATCCCGACGGCCAGCGTGGCGCTGGCGATCACCTGCCAGGTGAGCGGCGGGCATGGAACGCTGACGGCGAACAAGAGCAGCGCGGCGCCCGGGACGACCATTACCCTGACGCCGACGCCGGCGACCGGATACGAACTGAATACGCTGACCAGCAGCCCGTCGGTGACGATCAGCGGGAACAAGTTTACGATGCCGTCGTCCGCCATCACGATCACGGCAACGTTCAAAAAGAAAGACTATACGATCACGAAGAAGGTTTCCCCGTCCGGCGCGGGTACCGTTACGGCGCCGGCGACGGCAAATTACGGCGACAGCGTGGCGATCAGCCAGACGCCGGCGACCGGGTATTACTTCAAGGAATGGACGACCAGCCCGGCGCTGACCATCAGCGGCGGCAGTTTCAGCATGCCGGCGCAGAACGTGACGGTGACGGCGAAGTACCTGAAACGCAGTACGGCGACGCTGGACAAAACGACGCTGACCGGCGGAGGAACGGCGAAACTGACGATCGCCAGCGAAAGCAGCGCCTATACGCACAAATACAAGTTATCATTCGGGACGAACATGGAAACAAGCCTGGTAAGCGTGGCGGCCGGCGTGACCAGCGTGAACATCTCCATCCCGGAATCGTGGAGCAACTATATCCCGAACGCGGCGACGAAAACAGGCGGAACGCTGATCGTTGAAACGTACAGCGGCAGCACAAAGATCGGAACCTACACCATCAGCAGCCTGACCTATGCGGTGCCGGCCAGCGCGGTACCGGCGCTGGGGACGGTGACGACCAGCATTGCGCGGACGATCGGCGGCGTGACGTATGCGGACGTGGGCGATTACTATGTTCAGAAACACTGCGGCGTGCGAGTGCAGGGAAGCGCGACGACGCAGCTGAGCGCAACCATTGTAACGATGAAAGCGGAACTGATCGGCTATTCCGGCGGAGCATACAGCGCGACGGTGAGCGGCGCGAGCATTGATTTTACAAGCGGACTGTTGCTGCAGGCAGGGACGGCGCAGATCAGGGTAACGGCGACGGACAGCAGGGGCAGAACGGCCAGCGAAACGGTGAACATCACGGTCACAGCGTACAACCAGCCGGACGGCATCCTGACGGTGAAGCGCGTGGACCTTGCGGAACAGGACGACGATACCGGCATCTACGCAAAGTATGAATTGAGCAAGGCGTTTTCCGCGATCGGGAGCAACAGCCTGACGGTGACGCTGACGAGCCAGGGCAGCAGCGAAGTGATCAGCGCGGACAGCGGGAACATCCTGCCGGGCAGCCGGCAGACGTTCTCCGCGCAGCAGGAATACACCATACAGGTGACGCTGGAAGATGCGTTTGAAAGCGTGACGCTGCAGGCGAAACTGCGGAGCGCAAAGTTCATCCTGTACGTTTCAGCGGACGGAAAGAAACTGGGCATGATGAAAGCCGCGAACAAGACGATCCCGACGGGTAAGAACGCGAACGTGGAGATCAGCGGCGACGCGCAGGTATGGATCGGGGACGACAAGATCGAGGACCTGATCAAAAGCATTATTGAGGGAAAGATCCTGAACGTGCTGAACAGCGACAGCATAACGGACGCATTGAGCGCGGCGCAGGGTAAGGCGCTGAACACAGCGATCAGCGGGAAAAAGAATACGCAGACGGCCGTATCAGATCCGACGGCAAGCGGAACGTCAATCACATTTATAGATACCATTTCACAGAACGCACAGGGCGTAATCAGCCCAACGAAAAAGACGGTCAAGACGGCAAACAACCTGACGACGACGGCCAGCGGATCCGTACTGGATGCCCGGCAGGGAAAGGCGCTGAAGGACGCGATCGACGAAGTGGACGGAAAGATATTTACGCCGTCGCTATCCAACAGCAGCCTGAGCGACAAAAGCGTCGCAAACAATACGGTAACGAACCTGGGCAGCGTGACGCTGAACATCGGTACCTATATCCTGTTTGGTACTGCGACATTTGCGGAGAACTCAACAGGATACAGGCGCCTGATATTCGCGGATACATCAACGGGAACAAGTTATGATCGGTATTCAGTTTTCAGCGTAGGCGCAAGCAGCAGCGGAATTACGCAGATTCAGCTATGCTGGGCTGTAAAGATCACAGCGAACAGCACAAAGATCTATCTGAACGCAAGACAGAACAGCGGCGGAGCGCTGAACGTGACATATCCGGGTATCAAATATGTGAAGATCGCATAAGGAGGAAGGAAAGATGATATTTTTCGTAATCGAACTGCAGGACAACGGGATCAGCGGCGCGGCGCTGCCTTATGCGTTTACGGACGAACTGCAGGCGGAAGCGCAGTATCACACACTGCTGGCAGCGGCGGCCATGTCGCAGGTGCCGGTACATACAGTGACGCTGATACGCGGGGACGGATTTGTGATCAAGTCGGAATCATATGACCACAGGACGGCGGAGTAAAAGGAGGACGGGGAAATGGCAGTAACAAGGGATCAGGACGCGGTAAAGAAATATCAGCCTTCGCAGCAGGTGACGCAGGCGCAGCAGCAGATGCAGCAGACGGCGGCACAGAAACCGGCGGCGTATACGCCTGCGCAGCAGGTGCAGCAGGCACAGCAGGCGCTTCAGCAGAACCAGGCGGCGAAACCGGCCAGCTATACCAGCAAGTACGGACCGCAGCTGGACAGCATCCTGCAGCAGATCCAGAACCCGCAGGAGTTCAAGTATGAGTTCAACGGGGATGAATTGTTTAAATACTATGCGGACAACTATACGCAGAAGGGAAAGCAGGCAGCGGCGAACGTGATGGGGCAGGCCGCGGCGCTGACCGGCGGATACGGCAATTCATACGGCCAGCAGGTGGCGAACCAGACGTATGACCAGTATTTGCTGGACCTGTACGACAAGGGAATGGACCTGCGGGACAGGGCGTATCAGCAGTACCAGGATCAGCGGGCGGACCAGTATAACCAGTACAACGTGCTGGCCGGCGCGGACGAAAGCGATTACGGCAGATACCGGGACACCGTGGGGGATTGGGAGAAAGAACGGGATTACCTGACGGGCAGGTATGATACGGAGCGCGGATTTGATTACGGGCAGTATCAGGACCAGCTTGCCGCATGGCAGGCGGACCGGGACTATGCGGCGGGCAGGTATGATACAGAAAGAAATTTCGATTACGGGCAGTATCAGGACGCGGCGAGCAGGGCGGAACAGCAGTACCAGTTTGATGCACAGATGGCGGAGAATATCCGGCAGTTTGACGCAAACCTTGATTGGGACAAGATGAGCGCGCAGCAGAAGTATGCGGCGGAGTATGCGCTGTCCATCCTGCAGATGGGCCAGATGCCGTCCGAAGCGCTGCTGCAGCAGGCCGGGTTAAGCGCGGAGGACGCGGCGAAACTGATGGCGCAGATCAAGAAGGGCGGCGGAGGAGGTAGCAGTAAGAATTATGTGCAGGGTATTGACGGCAACTGGTACGAAGTAGATACAGACGGAAACCTGGTGACGGACAAAAACGGGAACTATAACCGGGTATCTGATAAGGACCTGCCGAAGAACGCGGGACGGGTGACGAAACCTTCAATCGAAACAAAAACGAAGATCGAATCAAGCGTAAGGGCAGATACAAGCGCGAAAAATGCGAACTGGGAATATGATGCAAAGACTGGCCAATGGAAAAGAAAGTATTAAAGGAGAAAAGCAGTTATGGCATCAAAGAAAAAGAAAAAAGGCGTAGATCTGGGGATCGTACATTCTGAAAAAGAATATAATGCGCATAAACTGGGTGTGGTTCATACAGCGGAAGAATATGACGCTTTCAAGGCGAGAGATAATTATCGGCGTCGTGTGGAACAGCAGCAGGAAGAACAACGCAGACAGCAGAAAGAACGGCGCCGGCAGCAGGAAGCATACAAACAGTATATCAACAGCCCGCAGTTCACCATGGATCAGAAGGATTCGCTGGTGGACAACAGCCGGTTGTGGCGGGCGGACCGGGTGAAGCAGCAGCGCAAGGCGCAGACGCAGGCAGTACAGCAGTATGACGCGGCGATCAAGGACATACTGGAACGGAATAGTCACGCTGTACGCAAAGCGCCGCTGGAACAGAAAAAGCAGGAAGTGGCGTTCCAGAAATATATCAACAGCCCTGAGTTTGACCAGGACCGAAAGGACGTACTGGCGGACAACAGCCGGGTAATCAGGCGGGAACGGCAGAAAGCGCTGAACGATTATCTTTTCCATATCAAAGACAAAAACGAACTGATGCAGGACGCACAGAAGGTGAAGCAGAACCGGGCGCGGCAGCAGCATGCGCGCGAAGTGTCGGACATTGTGACCGGACAGACGGAAAAAGGGGGCTGGCTGAGCGGACGGACGCAGGAAATGAAGCGGGCGCTGGACGCAAGGACGGCGGGAATAACGCGGGAATCCATCGACAAAATGCGCGAAAACGGATACTGGGACAAAGGCGCCGACGTGCAACTTTGGTCGACCGGACACCGGGCGGACATGCGTAATGCCTATACGCAGGCGATCGGCAATTATCAGCTGCAGGAAAAGGCGCTGCAGAAACAGATTGATGAAACGAAGGGAAACCGGTTTGACCCGAAATGGGATAAAGTGATCGGGCTGTATTCGACGCCGGAAATTGAAAACGAAAAAACGATCCTGCGCGGGGAAGGATACACCGCGGAGGAAAAGGCGACGGCGCAGGAAACGCTGGATAAGCTGATGCGGAACGCGAACATGTGGAACTTCCAGGACGCGGCGCATTTGATAGCGGACCAGATCAATGAAGGAAAATATGACGAAGCGAACATGCGGCGCTTTGTGTATGACGCGGTAAACGGGCAGGGAACGTACAACCAGCGCACAAAAGGCATGGATGAAGAGCAGAAAGCGGCACTGGACAAAGAGATTGACGCGGCGATCCAGTACGCGAAGGACAACGACCTGAGCAAGCAGCTGCGGAACGTGCAGGCGCGGATCCAGATTGCAGAGGACAAAATCGGGCTGATTGACCGGCAGAACCAGTGGGAACAGGATTACAACGAACGGATCAGCGCGCCGAAGGATAACGCGGAATGGAACGTGCAGAACGTGGACCAGGACGAAATGCGGTTGTGGCAGACGGCGCTGGCGGCCGCGTCGCCTGACGGGGTGGTTTCCCCTTCTGTTTACAACAGCATGCAGACGATGAACGTTGATAAACTGTATATGGCGATGAACCCGAACGCGGAATATACAGGCGACATAACGGCATATGACGAACTGACGCGAAACGCGATCCTGATGAACAAGGACGAGCGGGACGTGTTCCTGTCTTATTACAACAACGGAAAGAAAAATGAAGCGTGGGCATTTTATCAGGGCATGCAGCCGATGCTGAATCAGGCGTACAACTATTATGAAAAACTGTCACACCAGGAACTGGCGCGGAGGTTCCCGGTGATGGCCAGCGCGATGACGGAAGTGGCGCATATTGCGCAGCCGCTTGAAGCGATTACAAACCTTCCGGGACAGCTGAACGCGTGGGCGACGGGCGAACAGAACGCGCAGACGGATCCGTACAGCAGCGCATATAACATGACAAGGCTGAAAACGGATATACGCGAGCAGGTAGCGGAGGACCTGCAGGATTGGGGATGGGTATACCAGGGCTTTATGAGCGGCGTCGACAGCGCGGTGAATATCGGGCTGGCGCGGGCATTGGGCCTGAACGGAAAGATCAACGTCAATATCGGCGGGAAGATCCGGCAGATTGACGCGCTGCAGACAGGGACGCTGGCGCTGTTCCATACACAGGCGTTTGAAACCAGCCTGCAGAACACACTGACCAAAGGGCATGACGATTTTGGGTATGACATGGTTGAAGCATGGATCGACGCGGCCGTGGAAACGCTGACGGAAATTGCGACAGTTGAAGCGCTGCTGGCGGACCCGAGAAATATCCTGACCTATGTGGGGAAAGTGGCCATTTCCGAACCGAGTGAAGAAATCGTCGGTGAAATTTTCAGACCTTACATCAACGAAATGTTGGGCCACAAGAACGAATGGAAAGAACGGGCAAAAGACATATACGCTGCCGGCGGATATACGGACGCAAACGGTCAATGGGTGGAAGTGAAAGACTTTGACCAGGCGACGCGGCAGGCGATGCGGGAATGGAACCACCAGATCCGCATGGCGGCGCAGGAAGCGCTGGTAAGCGTAGGACCGAGCATGACGGTCGGCGGCGCGCGGCTGTATTTTGATACCGGGCGTTTAGGCAAGAGCATGCAGCGGACGAACGTAAACGGC